CCTTGTCGACCGAGCCGTCGGCCCTCACGGCGGTGGCCAGCTCGTAGTTGCTGACGGAAAAGTCGATACCGATTTCCGGCTGAACCGTCAGGTCCACGGTGGATTCGGTCAGATCCTGGATGTTCGCGGCCGCGCCGTTGCGGATCGTGAACTGCACCGGACGGCGGACCTTGAGGGTCGCGCCCGGTGCGTACTTGCCCTTCCACTTGTCATCGTGGTCGGTCGACATGTTGCCGAGGAATGCGCTGTTGTTGTGCGCGACCCGCAACACCTCGTTGGTGACGATGGTTGCGGTCTGAAGTGCGTTTGCCATGATCTAGTGCCTCTTGCGAGGCCTGGATCACCGGGCGCCTTCTTGTGCGTTCCGCCAGGCGATCCAAGCCTTGGTGTTGCTCGGATCGGGCATGCCGTTGCTGGCACCGCCCGCTTTCCCCGTCTCGACAGGAGCCGGGGCATTGCTTCGTTTCGGCTTGGCTTCGGCCTTTTGCTTCGCGCGCTCCTCGGCCAGCTTCAGCTCGAGCTTTGCGACAGCTCGGCCGGCTTGAACGGGGGACATGCGGGCGATGGCCTCGGCTTCGACCGAGTGCTCGGGGTCCGCCAGGTATTCGATGAGCGCGGCCGGGTCTTCGGCCTCGAAGATCGCGTCGGTGGCAGGCTTGGGCTTGCCGCTGCGATCCGCCAGCCCCCCGAACGCATCGTCCAGGTCGCTGGCAAGCTGATCGAACTTCTCTTGACCCCAAGACTGCGACAGCTTCTCAACCACCGTTCGGCGGTGCTCGATCTCGTCGGTCTGCTGCTTGAGCGTCGGCGCCAGTTCCCGGGCGCGCTGGTCGACAAGCTTCTGCAGTTCCGCGCGAGAGAGTCTTAGTTCTTCGCTATCGGCTTGCTGGTTCTGATTTGTACGCTCAATAGGCCCGGATTGCAAGTCCTGAGGCTGATTGGCGCCCGACTGGTACAGCCGCCGGGTCAGGTTGTCGACGCGGCGACGCAGCCGGGCGATCTCCTTTTCCTCGGCCGTCTTCTCCTTCTTGGGCGGCTTCTCGCCTTCCTGCCCGGCCTTCTCGGCGCCTTCTTCGCCCTCGGCCTTGGCTTGCTCGCCTTCGGTCTGCGCGGGCTGGTCGGCCTCGGGCTTCGTCGTCTCGGCGGCCTGCTCCAGCGCGTTGTCGCCGGTCTCGACGGTGGTTTCGGTGTTCATGTGGCTCTCCTTTGGTGGTTACATGAGCAGGAGGTGTTCTTCCTGCTGCCGGCGCTTGCGCCGTGCTCGTTCGACGGCGCGCCGCTCAAGCGCGTCCACGTCTGCGTTTCGGGTGGCCTCAAGGCGGCCGGCGATGTCGGCGATGCGGATGGTTCCGCGAATGCGCGGCTTCGGCGGCGTCGGCTCGATTACGACGGCGTCCTGCACCTCGGCGATCGGCGCGGCGGGCTCGGTGCGCTTGACTTCGCGGCGGAACTTGGCCCAGCCGCCGAGCACCTGGCGCCGCACCGGCACGTCAGCGACGCCGCTGATCGCCGCGTCACCGGCCTGGAGCGCGCCGATTGCGACGTGAACGCCAGACGCAAGGTGCGTCGCGGTGCCGCTGAGAGATGCAGCGGCAGCCTGAAGCGCGCCGGCCACTGTGTGGTCGTGCGCAGCCGTGCCCGCAATGCTTGCGGCTTGCGCTGCAAGCGTGCCCGAAGTCGCGTGCAGGGTCGCGTGTGCGGCGGTTCCGGCCACCACTGCCGATTGCGCACTGAGCCCGCCCGTCGTTACGTGCGGGTGAACCGCCGTGCCATCCAGCGTGGCAGCTTGGGCCGACAGTGCGCCCGAAGTGGTGTGCAGCGTCAGGTGTGCAGCTGCACCGCTGACGGCGGCGTCACCAGCGGCCATCGCGCCGGACGTGGCATGCGATGAGCCCGCGACAGTGTGATCCGCCGCGCCCGCAATCGTTGCGGCCTGCGCCGACAGCGCGCCGGTTGCAGCGTGCTGATGAGCCGCAACGCCGGCAATGGTCGATCCCTGAGCCGCAAGCGTTCCGCTTGAGGTGTGGAGCGTGGCATGAGCAGCCGTCCCCGCGAGAGCCGAGCTCTGAGCCGCCAACGCACCGGCGGCCGCATGCTGGTGCGCGGCCGTTCCGGCGATGGCGGCGGCTTGCGCCGACAGCGCTCCGGAAGTCGGGTGCAGCACCAGGTGGGCGGCCGTGCCAGAGATCGTCGAGGCGTCGGCAGACAGAGCCCCCGACGTTGCGTGGGAACCGGCCGCAGCGACGCCGACCAAGACAAACGCTATGCCGCCCCACGTCTCGCTGCCGGTCAACGAGGCTGAGACGCTGGATGCCTTGACGCCCGCATCTACGGCCTGGGCCGAGTAGTACGCCGAGTCGATCGCAAGCGACTCGCTGCGCTTGAGCATCCCCGCGGCTTCGCGGTGGATGTTCGATGTGGCAGTGCTGGGGTTGTCCCAACCCCATCCGGCGTACAGCCAGCGGCCCGCCGCTCCGGGGTCGGCGATGCTCACGACCGACATCGCCGTGCCGGTGCCGGAGTTGGTCGACGCCGTGCCGACTGCCCCGCTGCCGTTCGTGCCGGAGGTGTCGACGCCCTCGACTTCAACGGCGCTCCACGCAACCGTGTCTTGCGTCACGCCGGTGAAGGCGATGTTCAGCACGCCGCTGATGCTTCCAGACGTGCTCAGGCAGCGCCACACCGACTCGACTGTGAAGGTGCTGATGTTGACCTGCGACACCAGTTCCAGCGCGTGGGCACCGATGCTCACGCTGCTCGGAGCAGAACGATCGCTGGTGTTCACCCCCTGGGACGTGATGTTGACCAGGCCCAGGCGGTTGACCGCTACCGTGATGCTCGCGCCGTTGAAGCTGGCGGCGTCCGTCGTCGAGCCCGCCTCGGTGAGCAGGCGGATCGGGATGATGTTCCACGTCACCGCGTTGCTGGTGACGCTGCCCTGCGAGTTGGTGGCGACGCACCGGTACTGGATGCCATCGAGCGCGACAGTCGCTGTCGGCGCGGTGAAGTTCGGCGTGGTTCCGCCGCTGCCCCCGGTGACGTTGGCCCAGCCGCTGCCGGTGTTCTCTTCCCACTGATACGTGGGTGCAGGGTTGCCGCTTGCGATGAAGGTGAAGACGCGCCCTGCCGCGTCGATGAAGTCAGTTGCGCCGTTTGGCTGAGCGGACGCAACCGGCGCGCTCAGGGTGGAAGGATCACCCTCCAGCGCGAGGTACGGAATCGACGGGTCGGGCGTGCCGCCAGGGGCGCCCGGAGTCCAAAAGCCCTGGGTGGCGTCGCCACCCAGGGCTCCCGATCGGATCTGAAACCGCGTCGGGCCGGTCACGGCTTTACGACGAGGTGCTCGTCGCTACGAGGCGCCCCGTGTAGTTGGTTGCGGTGGTGGCCGGCTTCAGCGTTTCCATGAACGCGATGCAGGCGTTGTCGAAGATGCGCGGCGCCTGGTCGCGGTTGGTCAGCCAGTCGAATGGCAGCAGCCCGTTGGCCTGCGGGAAGCTCATGAACCCCAGCGGGTGGCCGATCATGAACCAGATCACGCCGGTGGCCACGGCTGCGCTCGCCTGCATCTGCGTCCAGGCCTTGATGCCGACATCGCCAGACTCCAGTGGAGCGAACCACTGGCCCACAGGGTGGTCGAGACGATCCACGATGGCGCCGGAGTTGCCGGTAACGCTGGGCAGCGTGCTGGCCGCGTTCGCCTGGTCGGTGTAGGTGCAGGTCGTCCAGTTGTGCGCCGTGGCGGCCAGCGCGGTGCCGCCGACCTGAATGAAGCCGAAGTTGTCGCCGATGTAGTCCTCGGCGCTCGCGGTGGTGCTCTGGTAGCGCGTCGGCACGCCGGTGACGGCTTCCGTCGCCGTGCTGTTCATCGTCTTGGCGACTCCGAACAGGAGGTCGTAGGCCAGCAGCGTGTGGCCGATGACGCTCGCGCCGGCATCGGCTCCGACGAGGCGCAGCGTGCCGGCAGCCGGGTTGGCGAATGCTAGCGCCCCGGTGCTCGAAGACGTGAAGGCCGTGCCGCCAGGCGCTGCACCTGGGGTGGCACCGGCCGCCGGCTGGTTGCCCAGACGCCAATGGCTCGATGAGACAGCCACCACTCCGGTGGGTCCGGCCTTGTTGAACTGGCGGCGCTGGCTGAAGCCCTGCGACGCTCGCGACAGGGCATCGCTGATGCTGGAGAAGCCCGCGTTGAGCGTGCCGTAGCTCGGGCGGCTCACCTCGCGCACCGCGCCGCGCAGCAGCCGCTTCACGTTGTCCTCGATGGACTCCAGCGCGGAGAAGAACGACCCGTGGACAAAGTTGCCCACGAAGTCGCCCTGCGCCGTCACCCACACGTTTCCGGGCACGTCCGTGAGGTAGATCGGGCGCCCGTACCAGCCGCGCATGCTGCGCTGCAGATGCTCGATCTTCTCGGCGCCGAGGAACCGCTCAAGGCGCCCGGCGTGAACGGGGCGGCGCTGCAGTTTCATGCCGGTGCCGTGTAGGTCAGCGACGAGCACGACACCGTGTCACCGGCGCCAACCGTGAGGCCGCCGGTCATGTTGATGTCGGAGGCCGAGGCTGCGACGGCGCAGTGCACGACGACCGTGCCGCCTGAGGTCTGCAGGGTCGCCGTCGCGACCGGAGACGCGTTGCCGGTGGCGTTCGTGTCGCTCGTGATCGCATTGGCGGTGATGGTCCCGCCCGATGCTGCAGCGAACGGCGTCGCGCTCATCGTCAGCGTGGCAACCACGGTGCCAGGCGCAGAAACGGTGCCGCTCAGGCGAAACGCGAGCTTGGGCGAGGCGCCAAGTGCGGTGGTGATGGCGTCCGCAAGCGTGTTGCGCATCGCGGTCGAGTGGGTCACGGCCATGTTCAGGCCTCCTTGGGTTGATCGTCAGCCGGCAGCGGCGTGAACGCGAGTTGGTACTCCTCGACCTTGCCGGTCGCGGCGCGGGTGATCTGGATCTTTGCGGTCATCTGGCCCGGCTGAGCCTTCAGTGCCGCGGGGATGCGCGCGGCTTGGCCGGACATGGTCGCTTCGGGGGCTTGAAGTTCGTTCATAGGCTCCTCACTGCATGGTTTCAGGCGCGCTTCTCACGAGGCGGTCGATGACCTTCGTGATGTCGCCGGTCTTGGCATCTCGCACCGGGATGCGCTCACGCTCGGCCTGCTCAAGCGTGATGAGCTGGGCGAGCATCTGCGCCAGCTGCTGCTGGCCCTCGGCGACTTGCTGGATGGCCTGCATCTCGGCGGCCTCGTGCTGCGGGTCTTCCTGCGGCATGGCGCCCTCCATCGGCTCGGGCTGCTCGCCTTCGGCCATTTCGTGAGCCGGCGTGCCGTCCATCCCGGGGCCTTCGACGGCCTCGCCCGGCTCCTCGGTCGGCGACGGCTGCGCGACCATCTCGGCCAGCATCTGCTGCACGATGCCCTGCACTTGCTCGGGTGTGATCGTGGCGCCGAGCACTTGCAGGCGCTTCGTGAGCGAGTCGTAGGCCTTAATGGCCACCTCGTCTTCGCGCGCATCGGCGTTGGACTTGGCCTCGAGCGCTTGCTGGTGCGCCTCGTCGGCGTCCTGCTGGGCCTGGTGCGCTTCTTGGATGGCTGCCTGCAGCGCCTGGCTGAGTTGCTGCACCTTGGCCTGCAGATCGGACGTCGTAGGCTTGTCGTCGCCCTCCGGCGACAGCACAGCCTTGACTTCGGGCGGCGCAACAGCCGTCAGCACCTGGGCCAGCTTGTCGGCGTGAGGAACGTCCAGCGTCTGCGCCCACAGCGGCGCGATGGCCGGCGTTAGGTTCGGGCTAGCGCGCATGATTTCGGTGAACGCGGCCTGGGCCTGGGTGCGCTGCGTGGCAAAGCTGGCGCCGACCGCGACACGCACGTCGTATGTGCCGACGTTCGGGTTGATGACGAGGCCTTGCGGGGTCTCGGCCACTGCCTGATCGGACATCTCGGGATCGACCGTGACCTGACCCATCGTGCCGTCGATGCCGAGAATGCGGATCTGCCGGCGCGTGTCGATGAGGCGCGGCACCATCTGCATGCAGAGCTTGCCGACCTGGGAGATGGACGCTGCCAAGTTCGCCGGGAAGTGCGCCGTCGAGGCCTCGCCCTGCTGCTTGCGGCTGTCGATCGCGACGCCGCTGGTCTCGTTGCTTGGCGCGCCGAGATTGGCTTGATACATGCCGATCGAAGCCTGGATGTCCTGCAGCGCGCGTTCTGCGCCGGCCATCAGGTTCTGCAGGTTCACGCTCGGGCTGGTGCGCTGCGGCGGCGCTATCGGGTTGCCGTTGTCGTCCACGCCGACGTAGGGCAGGTAGGCGCGGGTGTCGACGTTGGCACGGTCCCAGATCGGCCCGGTCTGCCCGTTCAGGGCGCGCACGTCGATCATCCACGGCGCCTTCGGAGCCGTCGCCACGTAGGCCTGGATCTCCGACATGTGGTAGTTGTAGGAGCGCTGCGCGTGCATGGCGCGGCGGCCAATGCCGCAGTACGTCATGCGGCCATTGCTCCAACCGACGTAGCCGTAGACCGGCACCAGGCCGATCGCGTCAGCCGGGTAGATCGTCTCGTCGGCGTCTTGGCCGGGCCCCTTGCTCAGCATCTCGGCGCCGGACATGCGGCACCATTTCACGACCTTTACGCGCTCGGTATATGCGCCTCGCACGTCGAACGGCTCGCCGCGCTGCTGCTTCAGGGCCGCGTCTTCCTCGCTGAGCGCTACCTCGTCGCCGTTGATGAGCGCGATGATCCACTTCTGGTCTTGGTAGTCGCAGCGCCACTGCTCGGCCACCAGGATCGACTCTCGCTCGTTGCGCACGGTCTGCCGTTCTTCGCTGCCGAACGACACCATCTCGGCCTTGTCACCGAACTCGGCTTTGAACTGGCGCTGGCTGTACGGGTGCAGCAGCCATCCGATGTCGGCATCGCTGCCGTCGAGCTCCACGCTCCACGGGTCGAAGACGACGCGCATGGGGTCGCCTTCGCTCGAGATGCGGGGTTCCTGCCAGTTCAGCGCTCGGTTGACGTAGCTGGGCCGCACGATCAGGTAGCCGACGCCGACGCGAGCGGCGGATGTCAGCGCGCGGGCGTAGTGGCTCTGCGCGCGGCTGGCGTACTCGATGTATCGGTAGTAGCCGTCAAGCGATTCGGCGGCCTTCTTGTCGGCCCCTCCATCGACCGGCAGCGCATGCAGGCTCGGCGGCCGCTGCTCGATCTGGCCGGCGACGTTGCTGATGTACTGGCCGCACTGGTCGAACACCAGGCATGGACGCGCGCCGCCTGGGTCGGTCTCGCGCTGCCGCTTGACGATGGCGTCCCACTGGTCGGGGTTCGCCGGGTCGGTGAAGGCCTGATCCTCGGTTATTTGTTGCCGCTGGTCGCGCAACGCCTTGATTGCATCCAAGTAGCGCTCTTGCGCTTCGCTGATCTGGTCGCTCATTGCGGCATCCCAGGCCAATGGCGGTTGCCCTTGGCGACATTCAGCGCCTCCGGGATCACTTGCAGGTTCGCGGCGCAGTGCAGCCCACAGACTGTCTGACCGCGTAGCGGCACGATGTGGTCGACATGAAAACGACGCCCAAGCATCTTGGATCGCAGGTCAGCCAACCTGTATGCCTCGGCGATCGCCAGCCGCTCAAGCTCAGAATCAGCCCAACAGGCAATCGACGCCAGCGGCTTTAGGTCAGCGCAGCGATTGCAGCGCTTGCCGGGAGCCTCTGAGGTTAGGTCGGCCATGATGCGGCCGAGTCTAATTGACGTTGGCTATTGCGTCAACACTTGCGATTGAGCATCGCTATCAGGCTCGACCCGCTCGACAGCCGTCACCCGCAGCGGCCACGGGAAGTCGGACACGCTGATCCGCCTTCCGAGCAACAGCTCTCCATCATCCACCTCGGCGATCAGCGTCTGCTCCTTGCGGCCGTAGCGCGGGTCGTCGGGAACGCATGTCAGGTTCCACTCGGTCATATCCTCGCCCCCATCGCCGCGGACTTGCTGAAGTCATAGCCCGCGGCTTTCGTTGCAGTCATCGCCGGGAACAGTTCTGCCAACGCCCAGATGTGAGCGTCGGCGCGGTTCGGCGAGCCGGCGCCCGTGAACCCGAACGTCGAGAAGCCGGCGAGCTCGTCCTCGAGCTTGGCGAACATGCCGACGTGGCGCACCTTGCCGAGTTCGTACATGCCCGAAAACGGCTCGGCGCGCTGCACCTTGCCGCGGCTGGCCGTCACCATCTTGAACGGCACGCGCACGTTCAGCGCCTGGGCCGCGACCTGGATCGTCTGCTGCACCATCGCGCCGCCGTAGTTCGTTTCGCCGACGATGCAGCTCGCGGCGTGGCGCTGGTAGGCCTGCACCGCGATTCGGCCCCATGTGCCCGGCCCGGCCTTGACGGTGCAGTCTTCCAGCAGGTACGCGTTGCCGTCCGTGCCCAGCCCTTCGACCGCGATGCCGATTTCGTCGTTGTCGGCGTTGTCCTCGTCGCCTGAGCCTGACGGGTCGACCGCCACGACAATCCGCACCATGTCCGGCACCTTGCCATCCAGCACGCGCCAGCGGTCGATGTGCTCCTCGGGGAAGAGCGCGGTCGGGTTCGCGTCGCCGAATTGCCCGTCCATGAACCGCTTGCGCATTCGAGCCGGCAGCGACTCCAGCATGCGCAGGTACTCAGGCGACAAGTTGTCGACGTTGTCGGCCGGGTTGATTTGGAAGCTGGCGTAGTCCTCCGGCGCTGCAATCGGCTGCTTCGTCTCGGGGTCTTGCTTCTGCACAAAGCGGCGGTACGTCCAGTGCGCCTTCGTCGGCGGGTTGCAGTCGTAGTAGGCCCGCAGCTTGAGCAGTCCGCCGGTCTGACTCTCGACCTTCTGCGCCAGGCGCGTCACGGCGGTGTCGATCGATCCGACCGGGATCTGGCTGCACTCGTTGAAGTACAGCGTCACGAACTCCATGCCGAGAATCTTCTCGGTGCGGTCCTTGTCGTCCAGGCCGGCGAACCAGATCTGCGAGCCGCCCTGCAGCTCGACATAGCCGTCCTGAACGTGCGGCGTCCACTTCACGCCGGGGAAGCAGACGCGCATGACCTTGGGGAACGTGTCAAGCACGACCGAGGCCTTCAGGTGGTTGTAGCGGAAACGAAAAATCGCATGCCGCGACCCCGGCGCTTTCAGCGCGCGGAACACGACATTGCGCACCAGCAGAAACGTCTTGCCCGACCGCGAGCCGCCGAACAGCATGCAGTGCGTGGCGTCGCCGGCCAGCACGGCCTGCGCTGCGGCTTGCTTCTCGGTGAGCTTCACAGGCGTTCGTCTTCCTTGCTGGCGACGATCTGAACCGGGCCCCCGCCATCGCCGACGTGCTCGATCCGGCCGAGCTTCGGCGCGGCGTACTCGGCCAGCTTGGCCAAGTGATCCAGCGCCTTGCCCGGGTCGTCCTGCGCGACTTGCTCCAGCCACAGCGCAACGTTCTCGGAGTTGTCTTCGAGCAGCTTGCGGATGGTCTCGCGGAACTCGCGGGTGACCTTGTTCGTCGAGCCCTTCGGTCGACCAGGCCCAGGCCCCATTGCTGCGGCGCCTGTCGGTTTGCGCTTCGTTTTTGTAACCGTCACGATTCCCTCACTTCGATCCTGACCTGGTACGTCTTCGGAGCCCCGCGCTCCTGCGCATAGCGCCACGTCAGCCGCTTGTCGCCGTCATCCACACCCAGCCAGTCGGCCACCCCGTCGCGCGTCGCCTTGAACCCCGCCGCCAGGTTGTCGTCGTCCAGCGTGCGCGGCGCGATCCGCGTCAGCGTGATCTGCACCGGCCCCAGGAACGCCGGCCGCTCGACCTTGCGCAGCTCCGCCCACGCCGTGATCCGGTGGCGCTTCACACGCGCCGACTTCGGGCGCCAGTGCTCCCGGCCGTTCGCCTCGCTCTCGATTCGCTCGGCGTACTGCACGACGATGTGCGTCATGCCCGGCCCGGCCAAAACACCGCGGCCACCGCCACCGCCACGGCGGCGATCAGCAGCGTGAACGCCCAGTTCACCCATCGATCGGTGCGCCTGGACTTCTCTCCCTCGAGCCGGGCGAAGTCGCTGGCGATCTGGCTGTCCGGCACGCCGAGGCCGGCGTCCTGTAGCGGGTCGGTCATGCTGGCCTCCGTGGTTGCTGTTTCGCCTCGCCCGTGAGTAGCGCGGCCAGTCGGAACGCAGAGCAGCGCGGGCAGCGGTAGCGAATCCCGCTTCCCGTTCCGCCCGGCTCGTGACGCCTGCACTTGCCGCAGAACGTCGTTCCGCCTTCGACTCGGCGGGTCATTCGATGACCTCCGGGCATTGCAGCGCCGCGCGCCACATCGTCCGCTGGGCATGCGACAGCGGTTCGCCCCGCTCTTCGCGCTCGCGCAGCCGGTGCGCCCAATCGCGCCCAGGACTGCCGCGCGTGATCTGCTTCACTGACGCAACGATCGCAGCGACCTTCTCCGGGTCCGGCTTCGGTGCCGGCAGCGCGGGCAGCTTCGGCTCCGTGCGACGCAGCGCCAGGGCCTTGAACTGCAGCACTGTCGGCGGGAACTCGGGCGGCAGGTGCTCAAGCGCGTGCGAGATCGCATCGCCTCCGAGGCCGTGCAGCTCGTTTGCCCAGTCGGCTTTCACCGCCTCCTCTGGGATGCCCGACCACATGCTCACCCATCGCGTGCCGTAGCGAACCAGCAGCCGCGCGTGGATGGCGTTAACACAGCGCTCGTCGAGTGCCATTGGCGACCTCCATGTCGATGATTTCGCCGCCCTGCTGCGGCTTCGGGGCGAGTGGGCCGAGCCACTTCGCGACTTCGGCTTGGCGCGCGGTTGTCGCGCTGCCGGTGCGTTCGTGCTCCTTCAGCCACGAAGCCTCAAGGCCCTGAGATCCGCGACGGCACCAGACGCGCAGGAAGGCTTCGAGCGTCATGCCGGCCTTGCCTGCCTCAGTCCGTGCGCCGTCCAATACGGTCAAGGTCACGGGGGCGCGCTTGGACTTGCGGAGCGTCAGCCAGTCCGTCCAGACCTGGATTTCGACGTCATCCGGGCACTTCGGCGTCGACGACTTGGCGGGGCGCGCGGTTCGCGCGACTGCCTCTGCCTCTGCCTCTGCCTCTGCCTCTGCCTCTTGTACAGCAAATT